TTAATCATAGGTTATTAACCATAAACCTAATGTATTAATAAAGAAATTACGGAGGAGGTTACCACGGTAACCAACCCTAATATTAAAATTAAAAACAAAATAAAAGAACTGTTGGAGATCATTATTAAGAAATCTTAGATACGAAATAAGTATTATAGCACGTAGCAGAAGATGTACCAATTTTTGAAATCTGGGCTAAAGGTTTATTATAGTATATTAAAATTGATTTTGTGCCAAGCAAAGATTAATTAGCGATTATGTAGGATCATTTTTCATACACCACATAACCAATAATTAATAAACCTCCTTATTCAAACAATCCACATGCATTGTCTGCCTGGATGAGGAAATATTTGGAAGAATTTAATCATGTGTCATTTAGTTACCTACGCCCATAACGTCAAATCGATTAAAGTTTACACATGACCAGAGCTAGAGTCATTGATATAGGTGGTAATCCTTTTAGAAATGCTTTGTATTAGAGAGACTATGTTCATACTGTAGCACCAATACTTAGCAAAGAAGATCAACGTAGAAAATAATCATAATATATAGCATCAGTTAATAGACCATAACAACTATAGTTATAACAATGTGAATGTGTTGCGACAATTGCTGGTTAATTTCGGTAATTAAACAATCTTAATTTGATGTGTCCACACGTTGATTAGCATCTGTTGAATCATGATGGTTTGGTAGTTTATTCTTGTACTGATAGTGACTATTATCCTGGTGTTCTTGAGACCATGTTTAGGTAAATTACTGAAAGACCAAACACAGTTGGTAGAATAGTTAGACATGTTTTTCCACATGAGGAATTAAGTTATTCTGCCATTTAAGGATTGTAAGGGTATGAGATTGATGTTACCACTAATATTTAAGAACATATTGTAGCAAATCGTGTGACTTCATAATTTAGGAAAATTACTCGTGAGCAGTTTGCATTGATGAACAATTAATAGGCTTTTTATAGACTTGTTCAGACACTAATGGTGAAGATGAAAGTCAACGGCAATGCAGATGCATATGAGCATCCAGTTGGATATTTTGATGCTAACAACATTGATAAATCGAGTGTGGTGGTTAGCATTTTTAATCCGAATTATGATGTATTGGTTGATATGACTAGCAAGGTTAAATTTGGTAGAGGTTATTATTGTGCATTTAATGTGTCGCGTGTCACAAAATAAGAGGATGCTATAACAATTGATTAATTCATGTATCCATAATTTGAGAAGACTGAAGATAAAAATGTATAATTGAAACATAATAGAATATAGTATGTCAGGAATGAGTATAGATAGTTTTTGATAGATATTGCATATGGTGAATTGCAAAAGCCATTTAAAAAACATGAAGAATAAGTGGATTCGTTATCAGAAGAAATGAAGAGGATAGATGTCTAACTGAAATTGATAGAATTAGAGGCTAAGTAGAAGAAAGAACCTGAAAAACCATTAATATTAAGTAGAAAAGAAAAACTTGATTAAACTTACGCTGATGAACCAAAACTATCACAAGTAGAAATGTTGGACTTTATATCATTGATAGATAAAGAGAATGGAAAAATGAAATTTGGTTTGTCTGAGGAACTAACAGGTTATCGTGATGTTTGTCTATATCAAGGGAAAATTTATTATAATGCGGGTGTGATCGATGGTTAACAAACATATAGTTACAAGAAACAAAAATTTAATTTAGATGCAGGTGTTGTAGCACAATTATTGCATGCTTCGATGACTAACAAATACAGTGTGACAACCCCACATAAATTAGCAGTTTAATGGCTTAATAAGAAGCATCCAGATAAAGCAGAAAATGCTGCAGTTATTCTTCAAACTATATTATGTGCTCAGTTTGCTGTAAGTTTAGGTGCTGCTATAGCAGCATCAGTTCACCTAAATATAGAAAATGATCAAAATATTAAATTTTATAAAAATGTATAGGATGGTCTAGCTAAGTATAGGAATGTCGCACCTTGGTACATTAAATATATAGTATTTATACTAGTTATGCTAACATTCGGACATTACATTTGCAGCAATTTCTTTACTACTTCTTAATATAGTCCTATTTTCATAATTTGGGAAGTTTTAAAAATATTCTTAGACTATTTATTACCATAAACCATTCCCTTGGTTATTATATTACGGCTTGTTTATTAGAGGAGAGAACCTGATATATATTAAGGAATTTTGTTAGCGATGATTATATTCTTTTGTGCTGTGTGTAGTTATGGGTTCAGTTGCTTAGATTTTATGGGAGTATCTGCTTTGTCACCCAATTATGTTACACCATTTGACTTTAGTGTGTTATTGTTCATCTTGTCCATATAAGTTCTTGTATATAATGGATTTATGTTGTCATAGTAGTGGTGCAAATTAACAATGTGGTTGATGAGGAAGGTGATTATTTTCATTAACATTGCTTTGGTATTATATGGTCTTTATATTGGAAAAATTGCTGAAAGTATTGCGATGAGTATAATATTAGATGTTTTAGTATATATTGATGTTAAATATTACGAAGCTATGGAAGCGTAACGTGTTTTGTATGGTTATATTGCTTATGGGCTTTTATTGATTGCTATGGTGATCACATGTGGTAATTGGTGGTAAAATATGTAATTGATACCCATGATATTGGAGCAAGATTAAGTGTTGATAATGGCATATAGTTATTTCTTGTTCTTTTACAAAACATTTGGTTTAATGTTTGCATTCACAATCGCAAGAAAATGGAATATGAAATCAGTTGGCATATTTATTGTTGCTTTGTTGTATGATGTCTATTAATTTAATTTGAAGCATATGTAAGGCACTTTTAGAATTGGATTACCTGAAGCTTAAGCATGGAGTGGTGGTTTGATTGAAAGTAATGAAGTTGGTGCAATGATGATGGTTTTATTGTTAATAACTGTAGCGTTGTATGTCAGTCATGATAGAAAAATATTTAAAGGTAGAGTTATTGAGAGATCATGTATTGACCCCTCACATTATAGTAAGTTGTGCAATGACTTTGATTAAAGTGTGAAGGTAAAATATATGTGTCCATCATTTGAAAATTGTTAGGATACAAAAGATCACTCATGTATTAAATGTTAACCTACTGTTGATACACCAATATATTAAAAATGTCCGATTATTGAAGGTTATTTAACACCAGTGCCGCTTGCATTCCATAAATGTAATAAAGTCATTCGTGCTGCTATTTAGAGGTAAACTGCTATAACACCAAAACCTGATCCATAAGTATTAAGTTTATTTTAACTGTTTTATCAGGATATAATTATGCCTTGGATTATGTAGATGATGTCGTAAGGTGGGTTTACTTATCTTTAAGAAGAATGGTTATAACATCTTAAAGGACCTAAGAAATTGGCAGCGATTAAAGAGTTAGATAATATTGAAATGGAATATTATAAATATCATTATACTCAAGCACCAAAACTTAATGAGAAAAATTTTGTGAAAATGGAACGTATCGGAGATTAAATTAATGTGAAATTACCTAGACCTAGGAATATAACAGCACCATGTGAGTTTTCAAAAGCAATTGGTGGCCCATTTATCTACAGTATTGATAAAATTTTTACTGAATATGATTCATCTTATTGTGGAGGTAAGAATTGGAATGAACTTTCTGAATACATTTATGAAAATACTTGTAAGATTAACGACCCAATAATTTTCACTGGTG